AACATCATCAATATCCCACTCCTCACCAGTTGCAGTATATTGATATTGAGGTTGTTTCTTATTTGCAATAAGATACTCCATATCACTGTGACCCCAAGGACGCATACCATCATCCTCTTCTTTTTTCTGTTTGACTACAGTTTCTTGCCAGGCAAGTTTGAACTTCTCATCAAACTCTTCCAGATAGTATCCAAGAAACTCATATGCCGCCATTGCAAGAGTTTCTGCTTTATCATAATCATTTTTTTGAATTGCTTCTGCTGCGGTATCAATAATCTCACGAGCAGATACAATCTTGGATGTTACCATCTCAAGATCATTCATCACTTCCCAAACTTTGCTGGTCATTTGCGTCAAACTCTGGTTATTTTTTGATTGTTTCTTCTATCATAGACTTAATTTGGCCATCTGTCAACTCATTCATCCAAGACCATCTTTCATCTTTTGGATCCCATTCAAATGCATAAGATCCATCTGGATTTTGGATAATATTGAGACCTGACTCATGTAGTTGTTTGTTTTCCATATCATTTATTGAATAATTGTTCCGTTTCTTCAAACCAAAGATAATCTAAATGAGAATTATTTAAAGTATTAAAAGCATCTAATGGGGTTTCTACTAAAGGCAGTCCCGCCAAATTAAAACTAGTATTCAAAAGTATTCCATGGCCAGATAATTTTTTAAATTCTTGTAAAAGTTTATACAAGTAACCATCTGTTTGGGAAACAGTTTGAATTCTACATGTGTTATCTATATGAGTTATTCCTGGTAATATTTTACCATATTTTTCTTTAACTGGGAAACATATTGTCATAAAAGGACTTGATTTTATTTTTCCCATATCAAAGTAAGTATCAGAATCTTCTTCCAAAACTATACAGGCAAAAGGTCTATACCATTCTCTCTTTTTGATTTTATTTACAATATCTTTTGCATTTGGATTTAATGGATTAAAAAATATAGAACGATTACCCAAGGCTCTTTGACCAGCTTCGGCAAAACCAGTATAAACAGCAATAGATTTATCTTTAGTCAATAAATCAGCAAGGTCTTTTATTGAAGTTGTAATACCTTTATATGAAGAAATATCATAATATGATCCATGAAGAAAAGTTGTCTCTATTGGAGTAGGAATTTTATTCGTTAATTCAACATAAGTATTCATTGCAGCACCTATACTAATTCCATTATCATTACATAATGGTTCAAAGTAAAATGTTACATCAGGAAATCTTTGTAAATAATAGTAGTTAGATACAATATTCATCCCATATCCACCAGAAATACAAACTTTTTTGATTCCCGTTTTCTCTATTGAATCTTCTATTAAATCACCAACAACTTTTTGGGTTTGTTGTTGAACTTCATAACAAAAATCTGCATGTAATTGATAGTTTTCTTGTTTAACTTTTTTAATAGGTTTTATATTTGGTTTTTGTTGAGAGAATAAATGTTCAAATAATTTATTGGATGAACCATAAGACGAAAGGCCCATGGCTTTACCACAATCATCTGGGGTATTTCCAATTAATATTGAAGCCATATCATATAATCCACCTACTCCCACTTTACCCCAAGGAAAATCACATGAAGAAAAAGATTCAACGACATTTTTATGAATCAGAGTATTTTTTTCTTCACTGAATAAAAAAACACTTTCCACCTCCACTACATTGTCTTTTATTTCGGACCCAGATCCATCAGCTACAACTACTAAACTTTTATCAAATTTGCTATTGTAAAAAGCAATAGAAGCATGATTCAAGTGATGATCCTGTTGAAGAACTAATTTTATATTTGAACTATATTTTTTACATTCTTCAAACATTGTCAGAATAAACTTATCTCCTTGTGGCGGATTAAAGTTTGACACACAAAGTATATCTAATCTTTCATTTAACTTTTTACAAATATCAACTATCAAATTTAATATGACCTTTTTATCATAATCATATTTTTTTCCAGTGAGTCTTTCTATTAGGAAATACTTTTCCACATTACCATTATTGAAAATACATATTGAGGAATTATGTCCTAAGTGAACACTTAACATTAACATTTTTCCAAAAACTTTTGCAAATCTTCCATTTTTACTTTCATGGTCATTTTATGATCATTTGGTTTTCCATAAGTAAAAAAGTCTTCTAATGGAAATTTATGGTGATGATTTTTCCACCAATCTTGTATTAACCTACCACTAATTATGTCTATGGGGTACATCTTATTATCATTTATTTGATTATCTCCACCCAGGCTTGGATTCAAATTAAAAAGAGGAACCGAATACGTAACTCCAATGTCAAACAAATTAGCGTCATGTATTAGTTCAAGTTTATTATGTTTTTTATAATATGAATTATCCCGATAAGACAATTTGTATTTTCCATCACGATACATCAAATCTTTTACTTTTCTTGCATATGAACGATTTATTAAATATGCTGCACCAGATCCAGATCCATTTCTTTTATGCAAAAACATTGGAATTGATAATCCCTCTGAAGAATATAAACTACAAAAATAAAGTTGAATGCATTCCCAATTTTCTGGTAGGTTATTTTCAAAATATTTCCAATCAAAATTCCAATATTTTATATTTTGCAAGCATAAATCGTCCTCCATCATGATGCATGTTTCAGATGGGTGAGTATCGTACCAATTTACAATTGTTTCTACATTATTTAATGACACAGACATTACAGACAAAGACTCAAGAATATCTTTTTCTACAACAATATTTTTCCACTCATCATACTTAGAAATATGATACTTAGAAGCGTTAACTCTATGATAATTTTTTATGCCCCAATGTTTAAATTGAGTTTCCATAGATTCTCTTCTATCAATTCTATGATCTAAATTTATATAATAGACCATAGGAAAACCTTTAAGTTTATTTTCTAGGTCCATTATTCTCTTTCAAGATCCAACGTAACGCAATGAAAACATCCACTCAATGTTCTTGAATGTCTCATAGGAAGCATCACACACTCTATACCATGTTTTTCAAGTTCTCTTCGAGTGGGTTCTTGACGTTCTTCTAAAACAACTAAATTTGGATTAATACTGAAAAGATTCATATTACACCACTCTGAAGCATGGTTATATCCAGGATAATACCCCGTATCTATCGGCTCTGGACACCAAACTACATCCCAATTTCTAAAAGGCTCTGGAAGGACATCGACAGATTTGATTCTTTCGGGATTTAATAACATCAACCCTTCACGCAAAAATGCAACCGTGGTATCTATATGCATATAACTATAAACACCTTGAAGAAGATGTACTTTTGCACGATCTCTTAGCATTTCTTGAAGTAAATTCGCTCCTGCAATATTTCCACTATTTGAAACCAAATACAAAACATCATCATTTGCACGAATAATGTTTGCAGCATCAAATGCAGGAGTTACTTCAGTAAGTGCAAGTGTATCTTTATCTCCCACACAAGATTCATTGTAAAGATCATCTTGGTGTTTACATGGAACAATGATAGTAGTGTCTAAGAGATCAATCAGAGGTTCCCATGCGTTTCTCCTACATCTTAATGGCATTGGAGTCATAACAGTTAAGTCTTTGTGGATAAAGACTACATCTCTTGGGCAAAAGTTATAGTAGTCGGTAGGAGTTCTATAAGGTCTTACAACTTCTACACCTTCGCCTTGTAGAAATTTGACAAAAACTTCTAGATCTTCATTAGCTTCATCAATAACTTGTTGAGGATACAATCCAACTGGAACATCCAACACATCTTTTCGATCTGCATAATTAATTGTGCGAACGCTTAAGTCCATTTCAGGAACTCTTGCATAATCTGCAACTCCAACTATTACTTTCTTTAATTTACTCCACTCATTTTGACTTTTCATTCTACTTTAAAACTCCAGTAACTTGAATTGCATATCTATCTTTCATACTAAAATTATAAAATGCATGTATTTCATCATAATTCCAATAGAAACAATCTCCAGCATTCCACTTGCAATATGCAATATCTTTAACTTGTAAAATTTGACCGGGAGAGTTATCCTCTAACATAACCATACACCTTATGACTTTTTTAGAATCAACATCATTTATTTCCACATACTTACCATAAAGATCCGTATGGAGAGGGAGGTATTGGCCAGGTTTAAAATAATTGACGGCGGCCGCAACTTTATCTAAAAAAGTGAATTGTGGAAGAATATACGCATCAACACAATTTGGCATGGGATTTGGTAATTGGTACTTATATATTGATAACTTCTCTTTATTATGACCAGAACTCAGATATTGACGTACTAACTCTTCATCTTTATGAGTAGATAGTTCATAATTGAGATTATAAAAATCTTTAACGTCCCAATTAGGTTTTATATGATTAATCATCTGAATACCGACATTTGTTTTAGATCGGGATAATCCCTGTGGCTCCATTTTTTACCGGGAATTTTTTTCCGCTCATTTAGTAATTCAATTCCGTTTTTCGCCACTTCTGGAGTCATATAATAATGATACCCTATGGTATCAATATCTTGTTCAGCCCATGGACGACTGAGATCACGACCATCATAAGACATTTTCTTAAGTGTATCATAATCCGTTTTGTTTTGCAACAAAATGGCTCCACCTCTTCCTAGATTTAAGTGTTTTTTAAATTGAAAACTTAAACACATGTAAGTGTTAGGAATATATGTATTCTCTCCCCAAAGAACAGCAGCATCAATAATATTAGTAAATCCCAAATAGTAATAATCGGACCATTCTTCTTCTGTCCAACGCCAATTCAATCCAAGTTTCATACATGTCATTGGAACCGAAATATATGTTCTGGTTGGAATTAGAATATGATTTTCACCAGTGTGTCTTAAACAAAGTTCTAATGCATGAGTACACGAATCAGTAGCTACTGCATAAGGAGCTCCAAAAAACTCTGCGATTTTAGATTCAAACTCAGTAACATACTCAAACATTTTCAAACTCACTTGGTAAAATTATTCTATCATTGGGTTTGCCATATGTAAAAAAATCTTCCAGGGTGTACTCATCTCTAAGTTCTGTCCACCATTTTTTACAGGCTTTGTAAGAAAAAGCTAAATCGGTTCTTTCCTCTCTTCTATCAATATTTTGAGCCCAACTACCAAAATTTGGATTTACTGAAAATAATGGGATACAATAAGTTTTTCCATTATGGCCAAGAAAATAATCTGTAGTAAAGTTTGGCATTCCCAACCCCTCAAAAGTTTTAATTGCTTGACTTGACCATTTGTAATTACAAATTTTCTGAGAAAGATCAAATTTTCCATCTTTATAGTGAAGATTGATAATTTTTTCTGCGTATCTTCTATTAATTAAAGAAGCCCCAGTATCATGGGCGTACATAATTGGATGGAGGAAACATGGCATACCTTCTTCATTTTCAAATGTCATTTGAATACAATCCCAATCATATGGGATATTATTCATTAAATATTCCCAATCAAAATGCCAGTAATCAATAAAACTTAAATCATAATCATCTTCCATAATGATTACATATGGATCATTAGTTGTTTCCAACCAATTTTTTATATTAATTAGATGTGATAAAGTTATAGAAATTTCTGCAATATGATGATTCCTTCTGTGATAATCTTCAAATGGGTTTAAAATAACTAAATCTTTCCAATCTTCATATGTAGAAAGTTGATACTTTGATCCCGACACTTTAGTATAATTCTTAATTCCCCAATAATCATATTGGATCTCAGCATATTCCTGTCTATCTGGCCTTTCATCAAGTGTTGCTACAATGATAGGAGGAAGACCTTTTAACTTATCTCGTAAATTCATGATCAACTTCTACAATTAATTCTCTTTTTCTAAATGAATTTAAACAAAAAATGTCATCTAAACTATAATCCGAAGATTTATTTTTCCACCAATCCAAAACTAAAATATCACATTTTTTGGACATATAATTTATTTTCCCATTTCTATACCCATCACTTATAAAATTGTAATTGGTAGTAAAGATTGGAATTGAATATGTTACTCCTACTTGATATAGAACAAAGTCTACGGATTGATAGTGATATTCTGGCCAATTTTTATTGTATCCATAATTAGAATACAATTTGAACTGATCATTGACATAATGAAGATTAATTAGTTTTTGTGCGTATGATCTATTGATAAGTACGCAACCGGTAGAATGATTATGTCTAGTCCATTTAGACAGATACATTCCAACAGATTTTTCACCAATAATATGTAATTGAATACACTCCCAATTACAAGGTAACTTACTTACAAATGTTTTCCAGTCAAAATTCCAATGATTGACAGTCTCTAAAGAAATGTCATCTTCTACTATTAAACAAGTTTCAGAAATATTTGAATTATACCAGTCAATTATACCATGTATTCTATCAATTAATGTAGCTAAAAACCATATTTTTGTTGTAAGTTTATCTATACTTACTTTAGGTTTCCACTCTTCATAATTATCTACAGAATATCTGGAGGAATTTACTCTATGATAATTTGTTATTCCATGATCTAAAAATTGTTTTTCTAGGTATTCTCTACGATCTTCTCTATGATCTAAATTAAAATAATATATTGGTGGCAAACCTTCTAACTTGGGATTAATTGACATTAGTAATTTACTCTTTCAACCATTTCAAAATCATTCTCTTTACCATAAGAAAAGAAATCTTCTAAAGTAAAATTATCTCTTTTATTTTGCCACCAATCATAATATATATCTCTACAAAGAAAATGGTGTTTCTTTGGAACTTTATCTAAATGCGGATTTTGAGTTATTAATGGTAACTGATATGTTTTTCCTAAGAAAGGAAGAAAACTATCTAATGATACAACTCGATGTTTAGTATTAGCTGGATAAATTCCATACTTACGAATCAACATATACTTTTCTTTAATATAGTGTAAATTGATTAGTTTTTGAGCAAAATGCCTATTAATTAAAATTGGTCCATATGCACTAGTTTGATCCTTTGGATGAAGAAAAAATTTAATATAGTGACAAGACTCGTATCCCAACTGGATACAATCCCAGTCATATGGAATATTATTCATTAAATATTTCCAATCAAAATGCCAGTAATCAATTAAATTCAAGTCATAATCATCTTCGAATAAAATCAGATGTTTTTCATCGGTTTTTTCTAACCAATGTCTAATCATTTCAAGAGTTGAAAGAGTAATTGAAACTGCTAGTTGATGTTGTTTGTCTTTTATTTTTTCAGGAAAGTGTAAAATATTTTTCCAGTGATCATAATTTTCTACTAAGTAATTTGATCCAGAAAATCTAGTTACATTATTAATACTCCACTTTTCAAATTGATCTTCCATAAATTTTCTTCTATCCAATTCAGAATCTAAATTTAGATAGTAAATACTTGGAATTCCATCAAGTTTCTTAGACATACCAGGTTATAATTGAATATCTAGTTCCAGAAATAACAGGCATAATCTCATGGGGAAACATAAAATTGGAAGGAAACATTACAATAGATCCTTTGGATCCTTTGATAATGATTTCTCTGTCAAAAAACGCAAATTCACCACCTTCATAATCATCGTTTAACATAAAAGAACAACTGACTGATCTTTGTTGACTTTTAAAGGAATCGGTGTGTTGGATATAAAATTGACCTTCTTTATATCTTAATAGTCCATATCCGGTATCAATTTCTGAAGCAACTTCAGGAAATAAATTTCTATATTCATTAATTGCTTTTGATGCACAAAGGTAAAAATCTTCATCTATTTTTTTCCTGACATCAAAATTTTTTTGAAGAACTACACTTTCAGAAATATTAATTACATCACAGTTTCTAATTTGATTATCAATGTTTCCATTACCTACACTAGTTGGAGTCCAGAAACTACAGTCATGATATTCTTTTAGAATTCTATTGCACAGTTCTTCTGGAACAATATTGTCTAATGTAAAAATATAATCTTCTAGAGATTTTTTACTTCTGGATGAAATTATCTTTGTTTCAGATTTTATATGTTCTTTTGCAGTAGGAATATTAATGGCTGGTTTATTTGTTTCATTAACTTTGTCAAAATATGAATAAGAACAATCACCACGACTTTTTACATAATGTAAAAACACTTGTGTATAATACTCTCCAATAAAAGGTTCTCTCCAATGTGGGGCAATTTTCCCCAGATAAATCATTGCATCTCCAGAATTTAATTCTACATAACGACTTTCTCCAGATGGAGTTTCAATCCATATGGGCCAAATATCATCTCCATGTAGATGTACAGTTAAGGATATCTCACAAGCATCTCTATCAGTATGCCTCACTAACTCACTTCCATTTTTATAAACTCTGGAGTACGCATAAGTAGGTAAAACAGTTTCTTCAATCGCAGAAGAAATTTCTGGTGTTTTTTCGCAGAGTAATTCTAAGAATGAAATATAGTTGTACGCAGAATATGAATTTGGAGCTTGTGGATCTCCTTCTAAATTATTTTCTTTGCAATATAATATAAACTCAGAAGAAAGATTTAATGCTCTTTCTTTTGAAATAAAATTAGGTAATACGATATAATTATTTTCAATCAATTGTTTGTTCATAATTTATATAATCACTAATTTATATTTAAATTTCTCTTAAAAGTTCTTCAATATCGTAGAACAGATCTTCATCTTCATCTTCATTTTCCTCTTTATACATTAGAGGTTCTACTGGAGGTATATGGGTCTCTGAAGGGGCAATGTTTGGATTTTCATCGAACTCATCAAGTTCTCTCTCAAACTGATCATCAAAGTCAAGAAACTGAGATCTAAGACGTTCTTCTTCTTCTTTTCTACGTCTTTCTTCCGCTTCTGATTGTTGTTGTCTAAGGAAGTCTTCTTCTGCTTTTCTGTCATTCCATAAAGTAATCGCCTTTTCAAACTCACTCAGATCTACAATTCTTTGATTTTGATGTGGACCAACAAACTCAATCTCCCCTTCATGATCCAACCACTGAACTGCATGAATTTTTTTCCCATCAATTTCAGGAATCCACGTCATGTCTAAGTCAGAATATCCAATTCCATTCATATAAACAGAATTATCTGAAGGGATAATTGTTAGTCTCATGATTTACTCTCCTGGTAATGTATGAGTATTTGTCAACGGCGTAACATTTACTGGTAAAATACCGTTTTGTTGTAGTGTATCAATATATAGTTGTCTATTTTCAGTATTAGATTTTACTACTTCATTTCTAAATGATTCTACAGCTGAACCAGTTTGTCTTTGTTGTTGAGAATTTTCAATTGTTAACATAGGCATCCAAGTCACAGCGCAAGACCAATGATCAACATCTTCTCCAGTATTAGGATTCATTCCTCTTACATGTGTATACCAAGAACATTTATGTTCTATGCAATCTTTTTTGATAAGAGGGCAATAATTGCCAGATTCATTTTTTTTCATATAAACAAAAACATTTTTATCATTATATCACAAATCAACTAAAACTACAAACAATAACATCTATGTATTGAACTCTAAGATCGATGTCTGTTGAGAATGAGGCTGTACCTGACCATGGGTGACTATGGGCTGAGCCGCCACCTTCATTTCCCGTCGATGGAGAAGTTCTAGTCCAACCCGGAGCATAGCCAACATCACCTCCACCCAAAGTCAGTCCAACGAAGCCACCATTAGGATGCGAGTGACTTGGAAGTTGTGGAGTAGTGAGAGTAGTATTACCGACAGTTCCGGTTATTGGTACAGATGGCGCCGAAACTGTTCGAAGAGAGTTTGGAAATACAGTAGAGAAAGATGAAGTTCCACCAGAACCACCTCCAGCTCCACTTACAACTCTAAGTGTTTTATCGTTATGAGTTGTAGATTTTGCCCAACCAGTTGGTGCATTTGCCTGATAAAAAATTGATACCGAACTTTGTGGGACAATACCATACTTTGAATTTAGAACTGTTGCGTCACTGAATACTATTCCAGACGCTGTTAATTTAGCCATCTTATATAATGTAAACTACAGATGTTTATTTAAAGTATTTATCCATCAAAAGTACAGAGGATAATATCTAAATATTGGACTGACATATCAACCGTTTGATTTGAAAGAGTTCCAGTTCCACTAAAAGGGTGAGAATGTGAATCTCCTGAACCTGTTGGATTGGTTGCTGGAGAAGTTCTTGTCCATCCACTAGCTCTTTGCACATCACCACCATTCCAACCAATAAAAGAACCATCGGGATTATAAAGTGCTGGAACTGCATTCATTTCAACACCATTACTTGGGTGGGCATGACTAGGAATTTGTGGAGTAGTTAGAGATGTTCCACCGGTAGCATTTGAAGAGGTTAATGTTCCTCCAATATTAAAACTACTCATAACAGTACTAAAAGAGTTTGTACCTCCAGAAACTCCACCACTACCAGATACTACTCTAAGTGCTTTATTATTTTGAGTAGTTACTTTAGTCCATCCAGTAGGTGCAGAATCTTGATAAAAAACCCAAGTTGTACCAGTTGCAAAAATTTGCCTTCTTGAATTAAGTTGGTCTCCTACTGCAAACTGTATTCCAGAAGCTGTCAATTTAGCCATGGTTTATACCAAGATATTGCCTACTTTTAGAGTATTTATAAGTCAACACTTTACCTCATTCTCTGAGTTTGGGTTTATTGCATGTATTACAATAATAACTAAAATTAGATTTAAAGTATTTTACAATTTGGTAGTGATCTGCATCCAGTGGTTTTGTCTCACCACACTTACTACAAGTCCTTTCCGTAATGCTTTTTGGCTTTTTTGAG